TTCGACGGATCGAACAACCGCGACTGCACTGCGCTCATCGGCTGGTGCGTCCAGGAGGACTACGGCTTCGCCATCAAGATCATCGAGCCAGAGAACGGTGAGGCCGTGAAGCGCATCGAGGTAGACGCTGCGGTCCACAAGGCGTTCACGGACTACAACGTCATCGAGTTGGCCGGAGACCCACCCGGCTGGCGGTCCGAGATGGAGGACTGGGAAGCACGCTACGGGACGCGCACGCTCGATGAGGCGCACGACAGGATCATGGGATCAGGGAAGGTGGTGCGGTTTGAGACGTTCGTGTACGGTAGGTTCGCTCCGGCGTGCGAGCAGTTCAAGGCGGATATGCTGACGGGAGGCGTCAAGATCGACGGCCACCCGACGTTGGTGGCTCACCTCAAGAACGCGGCGGGGCTGGATACGAGGTCCGGGCAGGTGATTGCGAAGGACACCAAGAACAGTCCGCGTAAGATCGACGCTGCAGACGCGGCTATCATCGCGCGGACGCGTGCTGTATGGTGGCGAGCGAAGCTGGCCCGCCCAGCAACTCCGCGGCGACAAGCGCAGGGGTTTTGAGAGTGGCAGACTCCTCGACCGCGACTATCCGGCTTTCCGGACAACTGGAGTACGACAGTCCCGAGTGGTGGCTGAAGCGGCTCCTCACCCTCTTCACTGCGCAGCAGCTGAGAGTGAGGGACTGGGAGGAGTACCACGACGGGAACCAGCCGCTCGCGTTCGCGAGCGACAAGTTCCGAGAGACGTTCGGGCGGAGGTACGGCGGTCTCCCCGCCAACTTCATGCCCCTCATCATCGACGCTGAGAGCGAGCGGCTCATCGTCCAGGGCTTCCGGTTCAACAACAAGACCGAGGGCGACGGCGGCGCGTGGAGGGTCTGGCAGGAGAACCAGCTGGATGCCGAGTCGCAGATCGCTCACGACCTCGCGCTGATCAAGGGCATCTCGTTCGCGATGGTGTCCCCTCCCATGAAGGGGTCGGACTTCCCCCTCATCACGATCGAGGACCCGAGCGAGGTCGTCGTCGAGTCCGTTCCGGGCAACCGCCGGCTGCGACGCGCAGCGCTCAAGGTCTGGATGGACGACGAGGGCTACGGCCGCGCCAATATGTTCCTCCCGGATGCGGTCTACAAGTTCCGAACGCGCGTGAAGCGCACGGACTCATCGGCTGGCTCGTTGCCCAACGTGACGTGGGACATCTACGACACAGAGGATGAGGGCGTATGGCCGATCAAGAACCCGAGCGCGCCTGAGATCCCTATCATCCCGTTGATCAACCGACCGCGACGGGACGGAACCGGGCGCTCCGAGCTGCAGTCGGTTATCGGCAATCAGAACGCGATCAACAAGCTGCGGTTCGACGCCCTCGTGGCGAGCGAGTTTGTCGCCTTCCCCCAGCGGTACGCGCTGAACATCGACGTCCCGGTGGACCCAGACACTGGCCGCGATATCGCGCCATTCAAGCCAGGCGTCGATATGCTCTGGACGGTTCGCCGCCCAACGCCAGAGGAAGCAGCGACCTACGGCGACAAGGTCCCAACGCCCATGCTCGGCCAGTTCCCTCAGGGCGACCTGTCTCCCTACATCGACCTGATCAACCAGGAGGTCGGGGAGATGGCGTCCAACGGGCGCACCCCGTACCACTATCTCCTCTCGATGCCGACGTCTGTCCCGCCCTCCGGCGAGAGTCTCAAGGCGTCCGAAGCGCGACTCGTCAAGAAGGTCGTCCGCCAGTCCGTTCACTTCGGTGAGGGCTGGGAGGAGACTATGCGGCTCGCGCTCATCCTCTACGGACAGAACGCCAAGGCCAAGACAGACGGCGAAACGATCTGGGCCGACCCAGAGACGCGCAACGAAGCAGCCAGAACCGACGCGATCATCAAGCAGGTCGCGATCGGTCTCCCCTTCGCGTTCGCGCTCGAGGAACTCGGATACTCACAGACCCAGATCAGCCGTATCCTGCTGCTCAAGGCCGCCGAAGACGAAGTGAGGAAGGCCGAAGCGCAGGAGTTGATGGAGGCTACTGCCAAGGCCAAGGCCGCGGCGAGCCAGCCCGACGACGCAAATGACGAAGACGGGCTAGACAACGACGGAGGTTCAGCCGTACAATGACAGAAGCAGCCAGCGCGACTCCGGCCCAGGCGGCCGCAGGCGCGACGCCCCAGGAGGGCACCGGCGCACCCCAGGAGGGCGCACCGAGGAGCGGCGGCACCCAGATCACTGACCTCCCTACCCTCCAGAGGGAGTTGACCGAGGCCCGACAGGAAGCCGCAAAGCACCGTACGGAGCTGAACCGCTACAGGGAAGCGGAGACGGCAGCAGCCGACGCAGCGAAGTCCGAGTTGCAGAAGGCGATGGACAGGGCTGAGGCCGCAGAGAAGGCCAGGGACGAGGGACTGTCGCAGGTCAAGGCATACGAGCTGAGGCTCGCTACTGTCGAGGCCGCGCGGCGACTCGGGTTCCGCAACCCTGAGATCGCTCATCGTCTCGTCTCGACGAGCGACGTCGAGTACACCACCGAAGGCGCACCGAAGAACATCGACCAGCTCCTCCACAAGATCGCCGAGAGCGATCCCTACCTCGTCTCCGGACAGGCTGGAAAGCCAGCCGACCTCGGTGGCGGGCCGCGGGGGACAGCACCAGGTCCAGACGTCAACGCCATGATCCGCCGCGCCGCAGGGCGAGGCTGAAGGAGACCAAATGCCTACCTACGGCAGCCTGACCACACGGGCCGACGCGGATGCCCTGATCCCCGTGGAGGTCGCTCGTGAGATCCTCCAGGGGCTCCCGGCGTCGAGCGCGGCCCTCCGGACGATGCGGCGCGTGAACATGAGTTCCGCGCAGACCCGCCAGCCCGTCCTCTCGTCTCTCCCCCAGGCCTACTGGGTGGACGGGTCGAGCGACACCGGGATGAAGCAGACGACCGAGCTGCTCTGGGGAAACAAGTACCTCGACGTCCGCGAGCTGGCCGTCATCCTCCCGATCCCCGAGGCCGTCCTCGACGACGCCGAGTACGACATCTGGGGCGAGGTTCGCCCGCGCCTCACCGAAGCGTTCGGCATGAAGCTGGACGCCGCGACCCTCATGAACGTCGACAATCCCTGGCCGCAGATCTACCAGAAGGGTCTCGTTCGCCAGGCCTTCGACGCTGGCAACTTCGTCACCGAGGGCACCGGTGTCGACTTCGCGGACGACGTCGCCCTCAACATGGCCGAGGTCGAGGAAGACGGCTTCGACGTCAACGTGCACTACGCACGCCGCAAGGTCCGCTCCCGCCTCCGCCGGCTCCGCGCAGCCACGACCAACGAGCCGATCTTCACGGATCTCACCAGCGGCGTCGGTGGCGTCGTCTACGGCGAGCCGCTGGAGTACGTCAGCTCCGATCCCTGGGTGAACAACTACGAGATGATCAGCGGCGATCGCTCGATGGCGATCATCGGCGTCCGCCAGGACATCACGTTCCGCATCTTCACCGAGGGCGTCATCTCGGACGACGCCGGCAACATCGTCCTCAACCTCATGCAGCAGGACGCGGTCGCCATGCGCGCCGTCGCCCGCTTCGCCTTCGCCGTGGCGAACCCGATCAACCGCGAGAACGCCGTCGAGGCCACTCGCTTCCCGTTCAGCGTGCTCATCAACAGCGGCTCCTAAGTCCACACCGCCGGGGCCGGGAGAGGTTATCCCCCTAGCCTCTCCCGGTACACTCTCTGACAGGAGACGCACATGGCAAACGACTATGACGCCACGGCGCGGAACGTCGGGGTCGATGCGATCGCGACACTTGGCACTCGTTGGGCGCTTCACACGGCAGATCCCGGCGGCGCAAACTCGGCTACCGCCGAGGTTACCGGTGGCTCTCCCGCCTACGCTCGCAAGGCTGTGGCGTGGAACGCGGCATCCGGTGGTGTCGCCACGCAGAACGGCGACGTCGTGTTCGACGTTCCTGCTACCACGGTCGCATGGGCCAGCCTCTGGAACACCGCTGGGACAGTGAGGTACCTGAAGAAGCAGGTGACTTCCGAGGTCTTCGCGGCCCAGGGCACCTACACGATCAAGGGCACCACCTCGACACTCGACCTCAACGACGCGTAGAGGCTAGGCCGCTATGGCTGTAGCCCACGACGCCGTAAGCGAGAGCCATACTGGTGCGGCTGGCGTTGCCAACGTCACGTCGTTCACGTGGAACCATGTGCCGACCGGCTCACCCCGGTCGGCACTCGTGTTTGTCCACGCGGTTGGCGCCAACCCCGTAACGGGCGTCACCTACGGCGGCGTCGCGATGACCGCCGTCCCCTACACCGCCTACGACTCAGATACAGAGCCGGGGTCGGTTCAGGCGTGGTTCCTCGACAACTGCGGCACCGGTACCAAGGCCGTCGTCGTCTCGAGGACGTCGAACGCCGTCGTCACCTACGCGACGTGCATGACGCAGACCGCGGCAAAGAAGTGCGAGGTCTACCTCGCCGGCGTCAAGACTCGCGCCGGATCGGCAGCTGAGCAGACGGCGGCGTCGTCGAGCAGCACGGGAACCGCTACTGCGTTCACCGGGTTCGCCCTTACCGACGGTTCGCCTGGGACCAACTCGATCCGCTACATGGCCGTCCACTCCGGCGCGTCGAGCGTCGGTACCGCCGGCACTGGCACAACGACCAACGGCACCAGCGCGTCGATCGACTACGGCCTCTATGTGTTCTTCACGATGCGCCAGACGACTCCCTCGCAGGGGTCGGCGACGCTCGTCACCACATCCCTGAGCGACGACCTCGCTGCGATTGGTCTGGCGATCCGCGAAGATCCGAACGTCAAAGAGGCCTCGATCGTCAACACCGGCGGCGGCGTTGCCGTTGTCTCTGCCTCCGGCCAGCGCAAGGCCAACGTGGTCAACACAGGCGGCGGCGTTTCCGTTGCCTCTGCGCGCAAGGGCGGAGTCAGATCGGTCGTTGCTACTGGCGGCGGCGTTGCCGTCGTCGATGGCCAGCGCGCTGTCGACAACCGGAACGCCAGCGTCGTCTCCACGGGTGGCGGCGTTGCCGTAGTCTCAGGGCGCAAGGGAGCGTCGCGCGCTGTCGTCTCGACTGCCAGCGGCGTCTGTACGGCATCGACACGTAAGGGAGCGGTTCGCTCGCTGGTCAACACCGCCAGCGGCGTCGTCGTCGTCTCGGGACGCAAGAGTCAGGCTGTCTCGATTGTCGCCACCGCTAGCGGCGTAGCGATCGTCACCGGACGCAAGAGCCAGACGACCTCGATCGTCGCGACGGCCAGCGGCGTTGTGACACTTGGACGTGCGAAGGGGGCCATTCGGTCCCTCGTCGCGACCGGCGGCGGCGTCGTCGTCATCGACCCCGCTCGATCTGTCGACAACCGCAATGCGTCTGTCGTAGCGACCGGCGCTGGCGTCGTCGTCGTCTCCAGGGTCGCCGGTAGGGCAGCGAACGTCACTGCGACTGGCGCTGGTAGCGCGCTCGTCTCCATCGCCACCCAGCGAGCTGTGGCAGTGGCAGCCACAGGCGCTGGCGCAGCGTCCTTGTCTGTTCTCGCAGCGCGAGCGCTCGCCGTAGCCATGACAGGCGGCGGCGTCGTTGCGGTCGACCAGATGAAGGGCGGGCGAGGCTCCGTCAACGCTACTGGCGGCGGCGTCGTCGTCATCACGTACACGATCCCAGGGAACGACAAGGTCGCCTCGATCGTCGCGACCGGCGGAGGCGTCGCGGTCCTATCGACGCAGGCTGGTCGCATCGTCGCTCCGGCGATGTCCGGCGGCGGCGTCTTCGTTGTCGACGCGACGACAGGACGCCGTACGGACGTCCATGCGACTGGCGGCGGCATCGTCTATCTCGACGTGCCGAAGGGCGCGAGCATCAAGGTCACAGGCGGCGGCGTCGTCACGATCGGGCAGATCCCGCTCCCAGAGGCCCAGCATCCAATCATCGTCAGCATCGATGGTGGCGACGTCTCCCTCGTGGCGTCTATGATCGCCATTGACCTTTCGGTCGCGACGGCGGCCGTGAGCGCGAGCGTTGCCGACGCGAGTATCCTGGCGGCCATGACGATGGACGA